GCAGGTAGTATGCGTGTAAATACCACAACCAATACCTTTGAGATATATTACAACGGTACTTGGCAAACTGTTTATACATTCACATAATAACATGGCCTTAGACTTTCCAAATACACCCTCACTAAACGAAGTTTATCAAGTTGGTACACGCACCTATGTGTGGGATGGCAATGCCTGGAACCTAGCATTGGCTCCACTGACCGCACTAAACAGTATCAGCGTGAATGATACTGGTGGAGCTGGTAGTTTATTATATGATCCAAGCACAGGAATTTTTACATACGCAGGTCCAAGTAATCAAGAAATACGCAGTGCATTCTCCCCAGACTCTGGTATTACACTAACTAATGGAGTTATTGGCCTAGATACCACTGTGGTGCGTACCAGCGGAACTCAAACAGTTAGTGCTAAAATATTAGAAAATACTACATTAAATAGAACCATAACATATCAAACTTATACTATGACGTCTGGTGTGTTGGATCCGTTTAATGGAACTATACAAAAACTTAACATGACCGGCACTACGTTTTTATCAGATAACATGCCCCCGGGAACCAGTATAGTGCTTATGGTCACAGGGGCCAACACACATCAAATTTTTTGGCCTAACATGATTTGGGTAGGGCAATTAGGCAACGTGACGCCACAACTAACTGCCAATGACACTGTGATACTTTGGAAAGTTGATACTACATTATATGGAGCCTGGGTTGGGAGTAGTGCCTAATGCTGACTCAAGCACTGATAGCTGCGGCAGGCACAGTCACTCCTACTCCGGCACCTGATCCTGAAGCTGGTAATAATTTTAGTTTAGCTGCAATCACACGCGATGCAGATCCAGTCTGGCCTCGAGTATTCGCTCCTGCCGTAAGAAGTGCGTCTGGTGACTATCATCAACTTGGATGTTTAGTATACGATTGGGAACATAACAATAGAATTTGGATTCATCATACCAACAATAATACTATAAGGCAGTATGACCTAACCTATCCAGGTTATGTTAGTAATGTAGCAGTCAGTGGTATCAGCCTAAGCATGGCGGGGATTGAAACCACACCAAAAGCATTTACCTTTGGTGCCAATGGGTCTAAATTATATGTAGTAGCTTCAACACGTATTCGTCAGTTTGCCTTAAGCACAGCCTATGATGTAAGTACAGCTACTCTTGAAAAAACTCTGGATCTTGTACCAATTACTGTGATATCAGACACAGGTCCTAATCCATATGGTATACAGTTTAATTACTCCGGACGTAAGATGTACTGGGGTGGCAGGTTTTACAATTCAAATACTAATTGGGCCTATGGTATTTTACAATTTACACTAACCACAGCCTGGGATATAGAAACAGCTACCTGGGATGGGCAAGGTACATTCCCACGATTGCAGCTAGGTGGCATGGGCACAATAACAACACCACTTAATGTTCGAAGCTTAACTTATAGCAACGACGGCTCTAAAATTTTTGCTGCTATTGGACAACGTAGTGTTTCGTCAAGTAATCAAGTAGGACGTTACTATTTTTATCAAATCAATTTACAAGATAGTGCTCAACTTGGTTACGTGGATTCAGTTACCAAAATTGATCTAGGTGGTTCAACAGATGTTACTTACGTAAACCCAGATCAAACTCGTCTATACACTATCTATGGTGGTTATATTAGACAATACAATTTTGGCATCGCAGGTGACAGTAACACTATAGGTTACGCTGGTGCTTATCATGTAGGCGTTGGTAGTTTAATAAATGAGAGCTCTCCAACTGCTATAGCATTTAGTTATGACGGAACCAGAGCATATTTAGGTGGCAGTGGACAGAATCGTATTTTCTTATTGCGATTGGATTACCCATGGGAAATAGCAACTGCTCGCTGGGAAGGTGCCAATAATGTAAAATTTTATAATCTTACTAAAATTGAGTCTGGACCGACTGGGATTTATTGGAGTCCAGATGGATATAGATTATATGTAACAGGTGTTTATAGTGGTGGAAGATTTCTTAGAGAACTCCTGGTAGATCAACCTTTTACTTTTGCTGGGATCAGGGTACTAGCTAGACGCTCAGTGCCCTATGCTACCCATATGTCATTTAGCCCCGATGGATCGGTAATGCTGTTGGCTAGCAGTTATAACGATCGTGTGTATTCTTATTTTGGCGGTAGTTTTTCTCCAATGGGCATGAGTACTGGTCCTAGTCTTTACTTTAATAGCCCCGGTGCCGCTGCATTTCATGGCAATGGTAATTTTGTATATATCTCCACTGGCAGTAGAATCTATGAATATAGATTACGTAGTCCGTTTAGTATAGATAGACCTACGTATACCAAATATAACTACTCGGTTGGAACCAGTGTTCGAGCAATGCAATTTAGTCCAGACGGATCATCGGTGATACTAGGTTTTAGTTCTAGCGCAGGCAACTTGCGGCAGCTATTTCTCAGCAATCCTTGGGATTTCAGATCAGTATATGCTCGCTTTGATATATCAGTTAGACCACTCACACGCGATTGGGTAGGTACTCAATCCTTGGTTGGATTCAATGTCAGTCAAGACGGATCAAGACTTAGTGTACTAACAAGTCAAGATAATATTTTTATGTATACATTGAACCAGAATTGGACTCTAAGCAGTGTGGTCTATGAAAGCGGTGATCCTGATTATATAAACACAGTTATAACTGGATATGTCAATAGTTTGTATAATGTACGCAGCATATCATTTAGCCCCGACGGATTAAACATGTATGCTGCTCAGGAGCGTACATCAGAAGGTGGTGCTTACGGCACAGATGGCAGCAAAGTAGTTCAATATCGACTACGCGACTCTTGGGACCTGAATTATGCTGCACCTACTGGAACCTTATATTTTAACAGCTACCACATAGGCACTGGTGCTGCCTATAGTTTTGACATGGCCCTAGATGGCAGTCATTTTTTACTAGGCACAGAAACTAACATAACCAAAGTTCCACTGTCCACGCCATTTCAAGTTCAAACAGCTCAAAATCCATCTAGAACTAATACACCGGGAACATGGAGCTATAGTTCAACTGAAACTGTAAGTGATTTTTATATTAGACCAGATGGTGGTAAATTTTTCCTTACGGTGAGTAGTCGTAACAGTGTATATGAATATAACCTACCTACTCCATATCAAATTCACACCGGAGTATCACCCGGAGTAGGAGCTAGTCGAGGTATTAGTAATGTGGTCAGTTGTAAGTTTAATGCCAGTGGCACTGCTGCTTATCCAGTGCATACCATGAATCTGTTTAGCAGACTTGAACTTACAAGTCCATGGAGTATTGCCAGTGCCAGTATAATAAATCCTATTTATGGTACACCTACTAGAGGTTCGGGGTGGGAAACCTATAACAATACCAGTACATATAACTGTTTTAAATTTGGAGCCAATGGTGCTAGACTGATTACAGTATATACCGGCGACGGTTATCAGCGTATCAACAATCTTACACTGAACGGAAATTATAACATCAACACACCGGTATCGGTTGGCACTTGGGTGCCCAATGAACCCACTATTAAGAATATCAGTTTTAGATATGACGGGTTTGCAATTTATATTACAAGCTACAGTAATACCAGAGGGCCAGCTCGAATAATTGAATACGAAACCAATACACCATGGACCGCCATTCATTCGCCTACTCGTGGACAAATTACTAGACAAGTAAGATATCTAGCCACTGCTCCAGAATCTCTACCACGTGCCTTTGTGATGAGACCCGACGGTGGGCAAATTTGGATATTAGGCAGCAGTAGACGTACCATACGCAGTTATAATTTGTTGATCCCTTATAATATCAGTTCGGCTGTATTTGTTTACGAAATGGGTATTGCTGCTGATCGCGGTGGCTCCTATCCAGTTGATTTATTATTCAGCTCGTTTGGGAAAAAGTTCTTAATAGCAGAAACTGCTCCATCATCAGTGTCTACCGGTGGTGCTATACACGAATATCGTTGCACTCGTGCCTTTGATATCAGTTCGGCAGAATGGGTACGCACTTATCATTATGGTAATATATCTCATAATACCAAATTGGGTGGCATTGACGTAAGCTATGATGGTAAACGATTGTTTACCATGGGCGGAAATCTTATGTTTAGTTTTAAGTTATCTGACTAACAGTGCAGTTCACAATAACGTAATTTGTCAACTACTTCTGGCGTAGCCAGAGTACGTACAATGCCAGGATGCAAGGGTTTTGGTAAGGCACTGAGTGGTAACCATGCATAGCCAATATGTTCGTCATTTAATCCTGGCATAAATTCATTGTCCACACTGACAAAAAAGGTATGGTAGATAAAACGTCGGTCGTTGCTGGTATAACGTTCAATGGGTATCAGCTTTGGGTCAGTTATCCTGCCACCTAATTCTTCTTGTATTTCTCTAGCTAGACCCACTATCACAGTTTCGTTGCCATCTACTTTACCACCAGGTAGTGCCCAAGTCATAGCCCATGAACTACCTGTACGCATGAGCCAAAGATATCTGCCGGTGGGTTTGGCGTAAATTAGTGCGCCTACGCCTTGGGTCAATTGTTTGGAACGAAGCTCCAGGCTCCCACGCCGTAACGACCCTCTACGCTCTTGGTCCATTGATTATCTTTCCATTTATATTGAGTACCTGTACGCAGGTTAGTTACATATTCTACACTAATTGACATGGTGCTGTCAAATACCACAGCCCAACGTGAACCATCAAATTCTATTATGTCGTTAGCTTGTGCGATCAACTGTGGCTGGCCTGCACGATTCCAAAGTTCAGGGCCGTCAATAGTAAACGGGTCACTATCATTATTGTCTGGATGACCAATTGGGTTCACCAACAGATACCTTGTGCCTGTGGCTGGCAATATGATACTAGCATCGGGCTTGACTGTGTATGGATCAATTATAGCATCAACAGGTGTCAAGGTGTTTACAGGTAGGGTGTCAATGTCAACGTTGAATATCAATATACTGCGATCCACAGGATGATAGGCCACTGTACCAACCACTGTAATACCTTCATTTTCTAGTCTAACTTGACTTAGACCGTTTACCAGTAAGTCTGTGTTAGCTGGAGCACCGGCTAGTTCACCAAAACTTTGGATGGCTGTGGCCCAGTCTCCTGGACGCAGAGGAGGTACTACACCATCATTAAATTGTATTTCGCTTTCGCTGACAAATAATTGTAGTTGATTACCGGTATATACAACATTAAGGTCGATTGGTGTAAAGATTTTCTTAGTGGCGAATAAACTGGCAGCAATATCAAATGTATCTTCTTCGTGATCTATGCCGCCTACAGGATCATATATACTGGCAATAATTTTGTGTATAACACCTTGTTTCTTAACACGAGCCGGCGGACTAATCCAAATTGGCAGTTCAAATGTCATTTGAGCTACGTCGATGGGTTCTTCTGTACCAATCGGCACTGTCCGACTAGAGAATATGCTGTCGGTTAAGGTAATATAGCTTAGACTGGTCCAATCTACGTAACTATCAGAACTTTGTAATTCCAAACTTGGATTAAACAGTACACTGATTTGTTCAAGCAGTTGAAATTTTTGATCAGTATTGCTGGTCCATATGTCTAACTTTAATGTCAGTAGATAAGGAACTGGCATCAATCGTTCTACAGTAAGCATGTCGCCTTGATACTCTGTGTAGTCGCCTTGTTCATCATAAGCACGTTCACGTAACTGCATCTTGCTAACAAAGTAAGGTTCTTGCACACGAGCACGATCGTAGGTAAATGCACTAACATACACACTCATAGCCGGAACACTACCGAGTCCGTTCTCGCTGTTTTGTTTTAAGATACTAGCTACTTGTTTGCTGCTATCACCGTAGTAAACAGGAACACGCAAGAGAGTTCTTGTACCAGATGAGCTGCGACCGAGACTGACTTCAAAGTTACTCATTACACGAATAAACTGTTGAAGGAATCTGCGTATTTGACCTGAGTAAAAAAATGAACTCATTAGTTATCTGCCTTGGGTTTCAGAATTTCATGTAAACTTTGTTTTTCTGGTTGTGTATTGCCACGAATATCAGTAAAGGTTCGATCATTGGTGATAAATTGATTACGCATAGTAAGATTATCAGTGCTATTAGTAGTTAGGTTAGTACGTACATTATCTTCAATCTTAACCCACCGTGTGCCATTGAACCTAAACAGTCTATTTGGTTTATAGTCAATACGCAAACAGAAATCTCCTATAGCAGGATTCATTGGGAAGCTGGTTCCTTGTGTAGCCGGTAATCCATTGGGTGGTGTAGCGTCTCCACCTATATAAGATTGCACCTTGTAACTTGGTGTTTCTGCGTTTGAACTAAAATGATAAAACGGTGTGGTATCATACCCACTCATTGGTGTGTCTACTTCTGCCTGTTCAATAATAGCATCATTGATTTCAGCATACTTGTTATATGAACTTAAGATATCACGTAACGGTGTACTATCATCTTCACTTACAGTTAGATTAGTTAGTATGTCACGATATTCTTGGCTGTCCACTAACGGATTGATCTTGCAGCGCCACAAGTGTGGCCACCATGTCGGGCTGTAGCCTTCGGCAGCGCGAGTACAATCACTGACTACAAAAAAACGTTTTAGTGCTACCGGAATGCTTTCGTCTAGTGTTTCATAATCAACTAGATGTTGTAGTTCAAGCACATCACCGTTCATAATTCTTCTACCAAGTATTTCAGTCATATCGTTGATATGAAATGTCATAAACAAGGTACCAGTCTGTAGGAATAACCCAAATTGTGTAAGATCAAATGCGTTATCGCTGACTTGATAAAGTCCACGCATGTTATACACAGCGGTGTCATATTTCCTGTCTCTGTTTTCAAGCAGTAGCAGGTCCTGAATGTTCAAAGCACTTTGGTTCGTGTACTGCGGTTCAGTAGCATTGTCGCTAGGACCTTGATCAATGGGTCCTAGATATTTGTGTACAAGAATCCCAGTACCGGAAACTTGAAAGTATTCGGATATGGTCCTGTCAATGAAACGGTAATCATTTGAGCGTTTTCCATCTTTCCAAAGTGATAAACGTGGCAAAATTGCTCTCCAAAATATATAGTATTTATGGGGCTAAGGTTGACAGCACTGCTATGCCTAGCTTATAATAGCATATGGACTACACTGAAGCCGTGGAAATCTATGAGAACTTACCCGCCAGAATTCGAGATATCTCGGATTTTAAGGTAAAGCGTGATCTTTTACGAATGTATAAGAACTGCGAAAATCTCAAGCGGGAAGTTGCCAAAGAAGCAGTAAATAACAGGTCCGTACATAGTCACAGACTGTTGGATTTACACAACAAGTTCTCAGAGTCAGTGACAAGTTTGGATCAATATGTTACACTAGCACTATTGACAATGTAGGAGTAAACATGGCTAAGATTAAAGGTATTAAGGTCCCTAAAAAGAAAGAGCCCAATGCTAGGGTTTTGGCCAGTGACGAAAAGGCCACCGGCCCGGAACCGCAGTGGGATACAGAACGTGCTTTGGGGTTTGATGATGCCACTTTCGATCATCACCTACGTAAAAGTTTTCAGTACTACAATTATCACTATTCGGTCAAGCAATGCCGCAAGCATCTAAATGATTGGGTACGACGTAATGCCAAATTTGACAAAAAAGTAATCGACAGATTTGAGCGCATTGGTGATCGTTATGTAGTAATGACACCCTGTAGCTTGATTATGGCGCATCGTCGTGGCATGCCTTTGTTGGATCGGCATATCAAGTACTTGCACCAGCAAGTTGAGTACAGCATGGCCTTGGCTGCCAAACATGGTGATGCCGGCGATGAAGTCATTGCTACTCCTAGTCAAGTTGTGGAACGTAAGGTCACTATTCAGGATCGTTTACAAGAGCGTACCAGCGAGCTGATTGGCGAGATTGAAGGTATTTACGACGAAGTGTTAAAGGGTGCAAAGACTGAATTTAAGATTTATGAGTTCTTAACAGCACATCATGTTCCCCAGAGTCAATTGGGTAAATATGAACAGTTGTTCCAGAAACGTGTTCAAGAACTCATGTCTGCTCAGGATAAAACAGATGCACAACTGGTGGAGTCTTATCGTCACTATCGCGCTGGTGATTACAAACGTTTGTTTGCCTTTCTTGCTGATATTATGGCTGGAATTGAGCAGTACCGCGGCGTTAAGAAAGCAGTTAAAAAAGCGAGAGTTAGAAAGGCGCCAGCCAAAGAAAAGGTTGTGGCACGACTTAAGTACGCCCGAGAAGATCGTGCGCTCAAAGTTGTTAGTATCAATCCCACAGACATCATTGGTGCCCAGGAGCTTTGGATATTCAATACTAAGACTCGTAAATTGGGACGTTATATTGCTGAGGCTATGGGCCAACTTGGTATCAAAGGCACTTCAATTACGGGCTATGACGAAGCTAAAAGTCTAGCCAAGACACTGCGTAAACCCGACGAGCAGCTCAAAGAGTTTGCTAAAGCCGGTAAAGTAGCACTACGCACATTCCTTAAAGATATTAAGGCAGTGGAAGTGCGTCTGAATGGTAGGATCAACGAGGAAACAGTGTTACTCAAAGTGGTCTAAGCTACGGTCCCCAGGTAAATAATATATCTGGGGACTATTTTCATGGCCACATTACAAACTGGTTTAAAATCTACGTTAAACATTATTGCAGACAGCCTAGGTGGCCCTGGGCCCATTGCCTTTGACGAGAACGCACTTGACTTCAGTTTATCCTACAAGTACAAAGAGATCATTGACTATATAAGATTACGTCTTGCCGATGGTCTAGTGGATGTTGAGCTAGAACAAGAGCACTACGATCTCGCTATTAAGAATGCCTTAATTAAGTACCGTCAGCGTGCTCCTAACAGTGTGGAAGAAAGCTATGCTTTTTTAGAGTTGTTACCAGAAACTCAAGAATACATATTGCCTAAGGAAATAGTCAATGTTAGACAAATATTTCGTAGAGGTATAGGGTCAGTAACAGGTACAGTGGCTAGTCAGTTTGAGCCTTTTGCATCTGGCTATTTAAATACATACATGTTAGTAGCTGGTCGTGTTGGTGGTCTTGTCAACTACGAGTTGTATACACATTATCAAGAGCAAGCCATGAAGATGTTTGGCGGCCATATGAACTATACATACAATCCAGTGACTAGAAAACTAACATTGGTTCGTAAGATGCCAGCAACCGGGCGTAAATTTGTTAGAGCAAATGCAATAATAGCCAATGGCACTGCGGCAGGTAGCACTATAACCATTACCACTGCTGATGTATGGGCAGTTACCGTGGGTGCTACACTAGAGATATCCAACAGTTTATTAGGTGGTTATAACGGGTACTATAGCATACAGACTGCTAATACTGCTGCTAAAACTGTTACGATCAACGCTACACAAGAATTACAAAGTGCCACAGTAACAGGTTACGATCTGAGTAGAATGCAGATAAGCAGCCCAACCACAGACGAACCTGCTGAAGTTGTTTTGCTATGGACCTATAACTATAAACCAGACGTAATGCTGCTAAATGATCATATGGTGTTTCCGTGGTTACAGGATTATGCTTACAGTTTTGCTAAACGCATACTAGGTGAAGCTCGCAGCAAGTTTGGTACTATTGCTGGCCCACAGGGTGGAACTACATTAAATGGTGTAGCACTTATAGCCGAAGCCAAAGAAGAAATGGAAAAGTTGGAAGAAGATCTTAAGCGTTACATAGACGGTAGCATACCATTGACATGGGTAATAGGATAATGAGAGCTAAAGAATTTGTTCAAGAAGGCCGTCCAGGTCGTAAAGGTGAACTGCGTAACAGCACAGCAAGAGCCATGCACCGAACCCATGCTTATGGCGATGGTTATCATACCAATGGCACTTATAATTTTTATCGGGTAGGCATGGCTGCTGCTATGGCAGATGGCTCAAATAATAAATTAGACATTGATGATCGTACTTGGGCACATAGTAATAATGTAGCAGTTCCTTATACTGAACAAGAGCACGACATGATGCATCAGGCATTTCGGTCTATCAACACAAATGTTGATAATGTAGTTAAAGATCATCGTAGCTTAGAACCCGAAACAGTGAATAGAATCAGTCCTACCGCCAAGCCTAAACGTAATAAATTCGGTGTCTAACTAAGTTGACAATTATACTAGCCTAGTTTATAATCAACTATGGCTAAAGTAATAGGTATATCAGGATTCATTGGATCAGGCAAGGACACTGTAGCCGATTACCTAGTCAACTATCACGGCTTTCGTAGAGAAAGTTTCGCCAATACTCTAAAAGACGCAGTGGCCTGTGTGTTTGGTTGGGATAGAATCATGCTAGAAGGACGTACAGCAGCAAGCCGAGCCTGGCGTGAGCAAGTAGATCCTTGGTGGAGCAAACGTCTAAACATTCCTTTTCTTACTCCACGCTGGATTCTACAGCATTGGGGCACCGAAGTTTGCCGCCATGGATTCCACGATGACATCTGGATAGCTAGTTTAGAAAATAAACTGCGTAATACCACAG